TCATTTGCGTGAACATTCTATCATAGGCTTTAGCTAGAATAGGAACGATCTTTTGCTCACAGGCTTGATCGATGAACTTTACTGGATCTTTAGGATTCACAGCATCGACCAGAGGCTCCATGTTCACGTATAACGAATCAGTGTCCATAGCAATCACGTAGTCTTTATCACCAGATTTAAGGATACCATTCATCGCATCATTCATAGCTTGTTCAGCCCACTTAATAGCTAACTGACCAGACAGTGTGATACCCTCTGCAATACGCATATCGAAGTAGCGGAAGTATTGATTACCCAACGCACCATAAAGTGAGTTAAGTAGAATCTTAATAGCCATTTGCGTATTCTCAAGTCTATTTATCTCTCGACTGAGTTCTGGAGTCTTGTTCTTCTCATAATCTTGCATTAAACCTAGCATGCCACTCTTGACTTCTCTACGCTCATTATACAGACCAATGATGATCTCAGGTAATACACCACGCTTGTCGTTACGATACATAGAACCGTTGACTGCTACAGATACGTTTCTTTCACGTACTTCATCATCGATACCATTCTTCATATAGTAATCAACACCGCTTGCCGTAAAATCACTAGGGTCATTAAGCAAGGTTTCAGGTGACATATTGTACTGAACAATCAAGTTTGGATATAGAGAGTTAAGGTCAAATGATGTTACCCACTTACTCATGCCGACATGCGGATCTTTTACGTAACCACCAGGATAAGACTCTTTATGTTTACGTGCAGAAGGCGGTACAGCAATCTTTCGCTCATTCAAATATCGATAGATGATAGAGTCCCAGATAGAGGTCGTACCAAACGTCTCCATGTAGTTTACACCACCCTTGTACGCTACGATCAGCGCCAAGTCCATAAGACCCGTTTGCTTATCGATCTGGTCTACAACCTGAACATCTCGTATGTTATAGTCAATGAACTTTTGGTGATTGTGCTTGTATAACGTGTGAAGGCTGCCATACTCTGCATATGAGAGCTTCTTCTTACCCAACACGACCGAAGCAATGTGATCTAGAGTGTAAGATGCCTGTGAGCCATAAGAATAGCCAAACTTAGTAAACAGATCATAGTAATCCATTTGCTGAAGTCCATACATCTCGTAAGCATCTAGGTTCTTACCCTTGACATTAATCTGACGGTGCTTCACAACACCAAAAGGAGAGAACTTCTTAACGACATCATTACCTAGAATCTTTGTAGTTCTGTTGATCATATAAGGTATGTCAAAGAAACGCACATTCCAACCAGTGATGATGTCAGGACAGTTGTGTGACCAGAATGTCAAGAACTTTAACATAAGGTCATCTTCACTAGTACAGTGCCGATACTGAATCATAGCACCATCTAGCTCTAACTCAGACTTTGAAGCATCATACTCGCCAAGACCCCACACATGAAATACATTATGCAGACTACTCTTATAGGCAATAGATATGATTGGATAGTTAGCAACATCTGGCTCTGGGAAACCCTCATCAGACATAACCTCGATATCGATATTACCGACTTCGATCTTCTTTAGATTGTAGGGAACAATGCCAGGAAACTTATCAGCGATAAACTGTGCAACGAAGTTGTTGTTGCCGTGTATTTTGAAATTGTCAATACCTTCATACTTTTTAACAAACTCAGTTGCTTCGCTCATAGAGTCAATCTCTATAGGCTCAACATTAGTGCCGTCAAATGCTTTCCAACCACTAGTGGCCGGCTTGTTAGATTGTAGATACATAGTAGGCTTAAAGGGTATCTTAGTCTGAAACCGTTCACCATTATCATCATAACCACGATATAGAATCTTGTTGCCGTAGCGATTAACACAAGTGTAAAAACTCAATTTATTACCTCATTTTGTATGTTATAGTTTACATTGTACAGCATAAGAAACAAAAAGTCAAGTAAATTAGTCAGTACGTTCACCCGTCCCATAATCTACAACTACTGGAAAACGTGGTACACCATCAGGCGTTAAGCCAAAGTATCTCAGTGTTGCCCACGTAGGAGATTTTTGTGATTCCCAGAGTGCTTTAAGAACGTCTTGTTTGCCTCTAACACCAGAACCACACGTCTCACCGTTTGGCATACGTAGGATAAAACGCTTCGTATGTCCATGCCAGTTACCCTGTCCTTGCTCCATAGAAACGACTTCGTATTCTTCAGTGATGAACTCTTTACGCTTCAGTAATCCATTACTGCGTTTGTTCTCATACACGATGTCGTTACGCACCATTTGACCTTCATAACCATCAGTCATGTATTGTCCATACATGGCATCAAGCGATTCTTGATCTGAGCAGTAAGTGGTAGGAACTAGACGAATGCTAGTACTATCTTTGCTGATGATGTGCTTTAGCACACTAGTTCGTTGCTTGAATAGGAAATTAGGATTATTACCTATGTACATATCGTACACATGATATTGTACCATATCTTGCGCTTCAAGAATATCTTCTGGAGTAGATTTACTCTTGCGGACTAGGCTAGTGATTTTATTGAAGTCTTCTTTTAGATCGTGGTTATATAATTCTCCATCTAAAACGATATCCTCATTATCAACAAAGCAAGACTTAACTGCTTCCCAGATATGCGGGCAACTATTGATTGGTTTACCTTGACGTGTCCATAGACCATTCTTATCAGCAAGACAGCGAATACCGTCTAACTTAGGCTGACTGAATCCCTCAGATTGATGACGCTTTGTGTAGTCGCCAGCAAGCATGGGCTTGAATCGTTCGTAGGAATCTACGTCTTCTATTTTTGGGAAGTACTCTTTCTCTGCCTTCTTGTCCCAATTTGCTTGGGCTTCTGATTCGGCTTGAGTACGTGATGTCGTGCCATTGATTTTGCCGACATTCTTAGGTTCGCTGATTTTCCATCCAGAGGTAACTAACTTACCTTCTTGCAATCCAGCTATCGATCTAGTTCCAAACAGGTCTTCAGTATTGGTAGGAAAACCATGTTCAACTAGCCCGACTTCTATAGTCAGTACTCGTATCTTACCTTTACTATCACGTTTGTAGAGGGTGGGTAGGCTTTGTACAGTTTGCATAATATAGTCTCTCACAATTAATCATTTGATGTATACATTATAGCACGGTTTAGTGCCATTGTCAAGTCTTAAAACTGAAAAAACGGTGGGCTAGAACAGTCCACCGCTGGAGTCATGGATCCTATGCTAGTGTTATTAGACAACTAGCGATTACAAAGGTAGATACTGCTAACAATGATAATTGAGATATCATGTCACAGAACTCACCGTCGCAACTCTTAATGAAAGAGATTGCATTTTTCATAAGCTTTATTTGCTCCTTTACAAATATTTAATTAAAGGGTGAGACCGAAGTCCCACCCTAATGTCACTACTATTCTTGAAGTAGTTCTTTTTTCCCAACATCAAGCTTCTGACCAATCTTAATCTTCTTGGGCTTCTGCTCCTCTGGGATGACGTTTTCTAACAAGATACGAAGCATACCATTCTCAAGTCCTGCATCTTTCACAATTACTGTTTCAGCAAGTGTGAAGGTTCTCGTGAAAGCACGAGCGGCAATGCCTTTGTGAATGTACTCTTTATCTTCAGAGTCCTCAACCTTACCTTCGACTGTTAGGACACCTTCTTTGACTTGAATGTCAAGAGATTCCTCAGTGAATCCGGCAACTGCCATTTCAACGATATACGTTGTATCACTTTCTCTCGTGATATTATATGGCGGATAGTTACTGGCACCTCTATCGTTGGGTGTTTGATGCATCGCTTGGATGCGTTCAAAGATTCTATCGAATCCTACGGTTGTAAATGGATCGTACTGTGTTTGCATATAAGTCATTATTGACCTCCTGTTAAGCAAGGGTTATTGTTATGTGTCCCCGAAGGCAACACACAAGTATTTATACATGATTTATGCTGATGTTGATGAAAAACTTCATGATATTTCGTAATGACTAGCATTACAGGAAAGCATGGTTATAGGTATTTGATTCCTAGCCAGTTTGCCATTTTAGTCTTAAGCCAAGATTGGTTTTCCATTTTAATACTAAGTCCTGTATCGTCCATTCTTGCCATGACTCCACCGTCCGAATTATTTACGTTAATATACGAATTCATGACAGGATTTCCCATGCTAATCGCACTATCAATACTATTCATGATAGTGCCATATGGTATGTCATCGTGTCCATATGTGACGTTGTATTCACATTTAGTATAGTCGAGTGGCAGAGGAATCTGCTCTGGATTTATATCATAAAACTTAAAAGATGTCTGTCGCATAGCTAAACTCCCGTTGAACCAAATCCGCCTTTACGATCTGTCTTAGGCTTTGGCTCTGCTTCAACCACA